TAAACAAAGTATCTGCGTGTTGGATGTTCCACCTTATACAAGAGATAGTAGCAGTATTAATATTACCTATACTCCCATATCTAGATATACAATGAAGGATATAGGAGAAATAGATAGAAAGGTAAGTTCTTTAGAAAGAACGGTAAATAGACATGACATTGAATTAACAGGGTTAGCTCAACGTATATACAAATCAGATGGTAGTATTACGTTAAACGTTTCAATTTTTACTGATGATTTTTCAACTGTACTAAGAAGTGACAAGAATAATCGTTACTTTAATGCCTCAATAAATACTTTAGAGCAATATTGTTCTCCAGTGTTTAATAAAAATGTTATTCCGATTAGATTACAAAATACATCTGACGTGTCTATTAATGGCAGTTTTGTTACAAATAAACATAGTGAGGAATATATTATAAGACAAACTGGAGTGAGTCATTTTAATACTGTTAATTTAGCAGAAGCATCCGTTGATACAGGAAGAATAAAAGTAACACCTGAAGTGATTGTAGATTATTCTCAAAATATACAACAACAATTACAAGAAGCCGGTGGACCAATCTAGGATTAAAAATGGCAGCAATATCAACAGAAAATATTTTATCGAAAACCTATATAGTTTATGCAGCACAATCTGTACAAACTTTATTGTATCCTACCGCAGTTAGTGTGCTATCAGTAGTAGATACCACACTGCGTAATATCCTAGGTTTTACTCCATATAATAAATTAAAATTTGGTGATTTTCAATCTTCTACAAATTCTTTTGCTGTAAGTATTACAAACATTTTCAATGGTGCAAAATTATTAATAGCGAATGAAATCACAGTTGATTCATATGTTAATCTAACTATAGTAAATTTAGGTTTGGATAAAATTGTTACTACATATATAGGTTTTGTTGAGGATGTTGCAACTACCATTAAAAACTCATTAAGTGGTGTAAAAGATTTACCTAGCACATTCAATCCAATAGAAACTAATATTGGTGGTACTACAAATAGTAATAACGCAGGGCAATCTACAACGGATACATCAACCGTAACTAATCCACCGGGCGCAGTAGATACAAGAGATAATTTTGATGATTCGGTGTATTATAGAACAAATAATTATGAATATAAAGCTCAAAATAGATTAATACAAATTATAGAACCTTAAAATGTCTAATTATTTTACAATCGGCCCTAAAACCATTACAGTTAATGCTTCTGGTTTACCAGCAAATAAACGCGTATACGTTTATTTGAATGAATTTGATATGACTCCTTTGACTGCGGTGCAAGGAGTTAATTCTTATTTTAATCAAATTATAACTACGGATAGTTTAGGTGCTCTAAATGCAAACATTTACATACCTAATAATGCGTATTTTAGTATACCCGCAGGACCATTAAAACTTACTATAGTAGACAATAATAATTGGCCAGAAACTGAATCAAGTTTTATTGCAGAAAAAAATTTAGAGGCAGTTGCAGATACAACTACTACTTTATTAGACCCAGACACATCCTTCCAAAGACCATTAGTTTCTCTTACGAACCAAAATAGTCCATTATCCCAAACTTTTTTTGTGGATAGCGGAGTGTACCCCCAAGGAATTTACTTAAAGGGTTTAGAAATATATTTTAGAACTAAAAGTGTAGACCAACCAGTGGTAGTAGAATTAAGACCATGTAATTTCGGTATACCTGTTTCTGATAGTTATATTTCAGGCACATCCGTAGTTTTACAACCAAGCCAGGTGAATGTGCCAACTAATGTAAACGGTGGATTAGGATCTCCCACTAGAATTAATTTTGATAATTTGGTTTACTTAAAAGAAGGGCAAACTTATGCCATTTGCATTTTGTCCTCTTCAAGTGATTATTCAGTTTATTCAGGTCGTATAAACGAAACCATAGTTGGATCAACTACTAATAGTAAAGTAAATAAAGAACCATTCGTCGGTCAACTTTTTAAAACCAATCAACTTCGATCAGTAAAATGGAAATGGTTTGGATTAAAGAAAAAGGTTCGTATATCGTATTCGTGGGCAGGTGATCCAAATCAGTCATTATGCTTTAATTTGATTAAAGCTAAGTTTGAGGTTGGATCAAAAATATTTAACATACAAAATCAAGAAATTCCTTCTGTGAATTTTGATTCAATATTAATTCAATCAGCGACCTATAAATTTGGAGACTTATCTGATATAGGATTTGCATTACAAACAAAGAATTTATCTGGAACGACTACAGGGTATCAACCTATACAAATTTTAGTGGATACGCCCACATATGAAACCAAAAAAGCCAATGTTGTAGGCGATGTAGGTTTACAGATTACTTATAATAATAAATCGTATGATACTTCACCTATTATAGATCTTGATAAGACATTCTTTAGTATAACAAAATATTCTGTAGATAAGTTATCAAATCAAGACTCAATAAGAACGTCAGAATTATTTGATACTACTGCAACAGCAAATGCAAGATATTTAGGCAGACAGGTATTATTCGCCAATGGTGTCAAAGCCAACGGTATTAGAGTAAGCCTAGACGTAAACAGAAAAATTTATACAGATATAGATGTATTTTGCAGAATAAGATCTTCGTCAGATAAACAAAATATGCTTTTCGATTCTTTGCCATGGCAAAGAATTCCTTTGGCTAATACCTCATCCAAAACGTATGTTGGACTATCAGATGATGCATATAGTTCAGAAATATATGAAAATTTAAATATCACATATACTAACCCAATATCTAATACAACATTTAATGATTTCAATAACTATCAAATTAAAGTTGTATTTTATTCGGAAAACAATTCTGTAGTTCCTCGAATAAAAAATCTAATTGCGAGTGCAGTTTATGCGTAAGGAATTTTTGCCTGTTAAGGAAAATCCAGATTATGTACAAGACCCTGAAAATTTTGCACTGTTATACAATAACGAATTAGAATTTAAAAATTTTGAATCTAGAAAAGTATTGCAGGAAAGAGTAGATAATCTAGAAATGGATATACGAGAAATAAAAAATCTTCTTAAAATTTTAGTTAATGGAAATAACTAATGCGTAGCGCAAATTTAGAAATTGTCAAGGTCGGAACAGCTGCTAATGATGGATCAGGTGACCCACTAAGAACAGCGTTTGTTAAGATTAATAGTAATTTTTCAAACATATATGCTAATGGTAGATTTTTAGGAAATGTTACAGATTCTAAAATATCACCAGGGTATTCATGGCCAGATGCGCCTAGGAGCGGAATGTACCATTCGGGTATTGGTACTGTCGGAATAGCAGTGGATGGCCAAGAAGGATTGGTAATTAGAAATACAGGAGCTATCACTTTTAATGGAACAGCTTTAGTAGGGGGAGGTTTAGGTTTAGCAAAAAGAAATGTATTATATGGTAATAGTTCAACTATCGCTACAGGAACATCTGCAACATTTAATATATCTACTAGTGCTAATACATATGCCATTGGTTTAATAAGTACAAATTCACAATCAAGAGTAAGATTATATATCTCAGATGCTGCTAGAATTGCTGACACAGCAAGATCAGTCGGTGCTGCCTATAGCAGCAATGCAGGTGTTTTATGTGATTTTAGTACCCCAGGTTCTCAAACAGAATACTTTACACCAGCATTAATCGGATGGGATACATCGGGTTCAAAAATAATTTATGCTTCAGTTACCAATAATTCTGGTACAACTAAAGCTATCCAATTAAGTATATCAGTTTTACCTTTAGAACTATAATGAAACGTTACAAAGATTTAGTATTAGATCAGGGAGCTACCTTTGTAGAATATGTTCTTTACAAAGATAAATCTAAAAATGCTATAGACATTACAGGGCTAACACCTAGAGCGTCTTTAAGAAAATCTTACTACTCTGCGAATTCTACAAACTTTACAACAGCAATAATTTCTGCTGTGGATGGGAATGTTTCAATAAGTTTAACTCATAATGAAACTGCAAATATAAAGGCAGGCAGGTATGTGTATGATGTAGAAGTATATAATTCTAATGTAGTTTACCGAGTACAAGAAGGTACAATAACAGTATACCCAGAGGTTACACGATAATGGCTAAAGTAGCTTCACGAGAACAACTTAAAGATTATTGCCTTCGTAAATTAGGACATCCTGTTATTGAAATAAATGTTGACGATGATCAAATCGAAGATCGTATAGATGATGCGTTTCAGTTTTATAGAGAATATCATTATGATGCAGTAGAAATGGTTTATTTGAAACATCAATTTACTGCTAATAATATATCAAATCAGTATATAGAAACTAATGATAATATAGTAGGCGTTACTAGAATATTACCTTTTTCAAATAGAAGTACAGGTGTAAATATATTTGATATTAGATATCAAATTCTAATAAACGATTTATACAGCCTAATGTCCACTGATTTAATCTATTACTCTATGGTTAAATCACATATAGAATTAATAAATCAGTTATTGGTCGGAATTAAACCAATAAGATTTAATCGTCATATGAATAGATTATATCTAGATATGGATTGGGCAGCAGATTCTAAAGAGGGTGACTATCTTATTATTGAATGCTATCGAATATTAGATCCTAATACGTACTTGGATGTGTATGATGATATGTTTCTAAAAAGATATTGTACAGCATTAGTTAAATTACAATGGGGAACAAATCTTAAGAAGTTTTCCGGTGTTCAATTACCCGGTGGCGTATTACTTAATGGAGATGTAATATATCAAGAAGCAGTAGATGAAATAAAACAAATTGAAGGTGAAATGCAATCTAGATTCGAATTACCAGTAGATTTTTTTACAGGTTAATATCATCTAGGCTCATAGTTAATATTAACACCATGTCTATAGAAAGTCAATAGAAAAGAACAACAATGGCTACTAATCATTATTTTCAGTCTGGTATACCGATAGGTAGAAGATCGGAACAGAATCTCTATGAGGATTTGATTATAGAGTGTCTGAAAATTTATGGTTTTGAAGTTTACTACATACCTAGAAAATTTAATAACATAGATAGAATTTTCGGTGAGGATACTATTAGTTCTTTTGAACATGCTTACCCTTTGGAGATGTATCTGCAAAATGTAAATGGGTTTGAGGGTGATGGTGAATTAATGTCAAAATTTGGAGTAGAACTTAAAGACACTGCAAATTTTATAGTATCGAGAAAAAGGTGGTTAGATACTGTAGGTAGATCAGGTAATGCGGTTTTGGATTTAAGACCAGCTGAAGGAGATATTTTATATTTCCCATTAACTAAATCATTTTTTGAAATACGCAAGGTAGAAAATGAGACACCGTTTTACCAAATAGGTAAACTATACGTATTTACTTTGCAAACCGAATTAATGCAGTATAGCAGTGAGGACTTTAATACTGGTATTTCTGAAATTGATGATATAGTTGCAGCTGCAGATTTGGATATTTCCGCTTATGAGTTTTTGTTGGAAAATGGAAATACTTTGACACTAGAGGAATATGCGGATACTGCCTTAATATTAGAATCATATGAAGATAGAAATGATGAATTAAATATTCGAAATGACGACTTCGATACGGATATAACTGATATATTAGATTTCACAGAAAGAAATCCGTTTGGTGAGGTATACAAATAATGTTAGATGAAAAATTTTATTGGGGGACTGTAAGAAAATCTATAGTAGCTTTTGGTAATATGTTTAATAATATTACCATAGATAGACGAAATTCTTCCAATAATGTAGTTGAATCTATTAGAGTACCTTTAGCGTATGCGCCAAAACAAAAGTTACTAGCAAGGATAGAACAACAACCGGATTTAGAAAATAAAAATTTTCAGATTGTTTTACCGAGAATGTCATTTGAAATGACTGGTATAGAGTATGATCCTTCTAGAAAAATTTCCCCTATACAACAAAATAGAGCAGTAAACGCATCGTCTGATACTTTGAATCAACAGTATGCTCCTACCCCTTATAATATAAACATGACATTGTATATCTATAGTAAAAATCAAGATGATGGATTACAAGTATTAGAGCAAATACTACCATATTTCAATCCTGATTATAATCTAACCTTAAAGGCTATTCCAGCATTAAACATACTTAACGATCTTCCTATTCTTCTAGAAAACATACAATACGAGGATAATTATGAGGGGGATTTTGCTTTAAGAAGATCTATTATTTGGACTTTAAATTTTGTAATGAAATTGAATTTTTATGGTCCAATAAATAAGCAAGGCATTATACGAAAG